CCAGAGACACCGCTTATTGTGCTAAACGCTGCTGTCGTACCAGTTACCGTTGTACCTGAAAGACTTCCGGTGACTTGAACTCCGCTTGCAAACTGAGCAAGTCCCGTAACTGTCAGACCACTGGCAACGGAAAGATCTCCGCTGACGTTAAGAACTGGTGTCGTAAGGGATTGGAATGTTCCGGTGGTTGCTTCAACGGTTGTGCCGGTAAGAGTGACCCCGCTTAGGTTTGTAAAAATTCCAGAGGGAGAAGAGATTTGCCCACCGGTAATAGTGTTTCCTGATAAGGATTGATATTGACCACTTGTAAATAATGCAGTAGTGCCGGTCGCAGTGCTCGTCGTAACATTTGACGCGTTGACATTAACACCTTGCAGGTTGGTACCTGTAACTGTCGTTCCACTTACGGTGCCACTAACTACTGCATCATTCTGTACAACAATGCCGCTAAACGTACTAAGACCAGAAGCGGTGATTGTATTAAAGTTGCTGACGCCGGCAACGGTTAGATTCCCCGAAATAGTGACATTTCCACTAAAAGTTGCGCCACTGGCTGGAGCATAATAAATATCTAGGTATTCCTTAAACTGCGTAAAGGTAATCTTTTTATTACGCAGGGTGGGGTCAACTTCAAAAACATGAACCAACGTAAGTAGGTCCTGTTCATTGATATCAACCCCATTAAGTGCAGGGAATTCGGTAATTCTTCTATTTGCCACCTGCTATTGTTGCGATATACCTATGCTTTAATTATAAAGCTTCTTACTCAGCGCACCTTCACTTCAATGCGAGGAAGCAAATTAGATACCGTGTTCCAGGTCACTTGAATTCCTGTTACAATTCCACAAGAAAGCAAAATCACCAGGAGAAGTTCTGCAACTGTCAAGTTGCGACGCACATAAACAACTTGAGGTTGTTGTTGCTGTAACTCAGGTGCTGCAGCTCGCTGCTCTAAAGTTTGTTGGATAGCTCGTTGACGTGCAATAGCTTTCAGCTCAGCCAACTGCTCGGGAGTAATTTGCGGCTCCGGTGGCGACTGCATCGGGGCTTGGCTGGGCAGAACTTGTTCTTCCATTGTCACAATTAGTTTTGCTCACAGACTAACATATGAACAGAACGCCTGCAGCTATGGGTTACGGAATTAGAAAAGGGCTTGAAGACATTGCACATGAGCTGAAAGGAATTCGAAATATTCTTGGCTCCATGTGGCATAGTCGTTACTCAAATGGAGAGACTGACGTTTTGTGTCCTGATGCATATGCGGATGAATACATTTCGACAGAAGAATGTGGAAGACGTCTTGGCGTCTCGGATCAAACCGTTCGAAATTGGATTGCAATCGGCAAGAAGGAACCAGCAAAGGGCTGGGTAGAAGGCATCCATTACGTTAATGTTTCCCCTGGTACAAATCGAAAAGCAGTACTTCGCATTCCCTGGAACCAGCTTGTACAAGGCTTTTCCAAGAACCGCGATCTCGAGTCGGTTGATCTGCGTGGCGATCATCGTATGTACAAATCTACCCGGACGTTTCTCGAGTGATGGCACATCGATTCCAAGGCGTAAACATCGATGCAGTTACCATCGATAACCATACAGAAATACTGCCTGAGTCTTTGGTTAATCAGGTGGAGATGTTCTTGCCGCCTAGCGGATCTTTCGATGACGAGTGCCTAAGGCGCTACTTAGAAAGTTTAAAAAAATATGAAGAAGAGGACGCCAATTCAGGCATGACTTTGGCAAATAGATTGCGTCTTGCTTTCCAAGATTTACAAGCGGATACAATCTGCGGTAAATTTCCCCAAGCCGAGTTACCGCTGAAGAGACGTCTTCGTTGTGTGGCGGAGTACTTGATACGTTCTGGAGAGTTTGATAAAGTGCGAGATGAGTCCGGTAAACTCATTAAAAAGCGTGGTGTACTGGGCAAACTCGTCGTCTTGTATCAACCCACGACTAAGCTGTTGGAAGCACTAACCCGACAAGGATTACTAGAAAAATGTCAAGCCGACGCGAAAAATTGATTGCTTCAGTCATTGGTCCAGAAATGGATGAAACAAAAGCCAAGGTACTGGAAGGTACATTGAAGTTAATCCTTGGTGACATGGGGCAGCATTATTGCAAGATGTGGGAACTTGAAGGCCCAGGCGTAATGGTATTCCAGCCGGACAATAAAGAACGTTCAATGTTTTTCATGACACTCAAAGAACTTCATTCGGCACAAGAAGAATGTGAAAGAGAAAATAATGGTGACCTTGCAGAAACATTTAGGCGCATTCTTGGCGCCGCACAAAAGATTGATCCCGTAGAAAAAGCGGGCTATCTCATTAATGACAACGCAGGAATTAGGTACCTTGAAATTGATTACAATCAGGTAGAAGAAAAGAAATGAGCAGTGGTATCCGCAAAGTTAAATCCCGTGCAGAAGAAATTGAGTGGATTACCAGCTCTGATTTAGTGTGTGCTGCAAACGAGCTAATGGGCGGCATTGATTTGGATGTAGCCAGCTCCAAGATTGCTAATGAGTATGTCCAAGCCAAAGCTTTTTACACACCTTTGGATGATGGATTGAACACTCAACTGTGGTACGGAAATGTGTACTTGTTCCCTCCGTCTGGCGCTTACTTTTGGGACAAGAAAAATGAACGATGGAAGATGACAAGGGCTTCTGCTTTGTCATTGACATCTTCTCATGCCGTATGGTTTCGGCGTTTGTACCATGAGTGGTTATCAGGTGAAGTAAAGCAAGGCCTCTACTTTACCAACTGCCCTGACATGATTCGATACGAGCCCAAAATCTTTAAATTCCCGATTTGTATTTTACGTACGTTGCCAAGGCTCCATCGTCATCGGCAGGGGAAAATAGAGACTGCAGCTACGTGCACATCTTTTGTTGTGTATCTGCCACCTATCGATTCTGCAGGTGAATCAACCGAAAGGTTTGTAGACATTTATTCAGAACGAGGGCATATCCTCTGTTGAGACCGGTATACTAAAGGACGACTGCACTGGGTCATGAGCGTACTTGCCGACTGGGAAATCAAGAAACTTGCGGAAGAAAATAGAATGATCGAACCCTTTGTTGATCGTTTGGTCAGCAAAGAAGATGGAAGAAAGCTACTTAGCTATGGACTCAGTTCATACGGTTACGACATCAGGCTTTCCCCTACGCAATGTCTCATTTTTGGAAAAGTGCAAACCGGAGATTGTGATCCAAAAAATTTCAACCCCAGCATTCTCAAGCCCGCTGATCTCCTGGAAGATGAACACGGCCAATACTTTTTGCTTCCTCCGTATGGGTATTGCCTAGGCGTTGCACAAGAGCGATTGCAATTGCCACGTGATGTTACTGTCGTTGCAGTAGGCAAATCTACTTATGCTCGTTCGGGAATCCTTGTGAACATAACGCCTGCCGAAAGTGGTTGGGAAGGCTACTTAACGTTGGAGATCAGTAACTGCACTGGACTCTTCAACCGTATCTACGCAAACGAAGGGATTACTCAATTGCTGTTCTACCGAGGCAATCCCTGTACGGTTAGTTACCAAGACCGAAAAGGAAAGTATCAAGACCAACCACATAACGTGGTATTTTCTCAAGTCTGAAAACTTTTGCCAAATCGGGGCTGTGGTTTACGGGCATATGTTTTTGCTCCTACAGTCCCAAAGGCATCTCCGTCTTCATTAAAAACAGTCGGTTCTGAAATCTGAGCTCTTTGCTTGTATGCACCAGCAGATCTTGCTGCACGCATAAATTTTGCAACGCGTTCTTGTTTATTATTTACTGATGCGGCCGATGATCGTTCCTCTGGATCAACACGACGCATATCTGTGTCGTAAGCCTGTTCAGGATTTAGATCCGATACCTCTGCCCCTGAGGTACCAGAATCGTTTCGAGGATCGTATGTAGGCCTGTAAGTATTTGCCATCCTATCATTGTAAGAGAAGTAAATCGATTAAACACCGTGATGCACTCCGCTGCAGGCTTTTTGGATAGCTTTGTACAAGACGAGTTAAATTGTCGTTGTCTCAATGAAGAAGACTTTGGCGCACCTCTCGCCAATGAGGAAAGTGATGTGCCATTATATGACATGTACAATAGGGGCTTGGCATTATGCGAGCAGGGACTCGAAAGGAATCCGTTGAATCTCGAGGGAGCACGGCTTGGAACGACGGGCTATATTCCTTCGATGGAGCAGGGGATGCAAATGGGAGCATCGCCACGTCCCAAGGCACTGGTATTAGATCTGGAGGAGCCGGACGAGGAGGAGAAGATGCTGTCAGCCAAACGTCGTGGTTTGCTCCGATAGAGGACGTAAGCGATTGCCCTGGTGGTGTATGCCCTGTCCCCTGGGCAACAAAAGAAGAGCCCCCCGTTATTCAACCTGATCAGGTAAATCATCCACCGCATTACACGGATGGGGGCGGCGTCGAATGTATCGAAGCCATTGAGTCAGCCCTAACCACCGAAGA